TGGGTAGATTCTCGAAATTCATGGAAACAACACCAGGCACAGAGGAGCGATATACGTGGAACGCATAACGACGCAGCAGCTAAAGCAAGCCGTGAAGGGTTTGACGGGGCAGCTAAGAAGACCGCCAACATTCAACGAGATACGAGACTTCTTCGGGCTAAGGTCTAAAGCGCACGCTCGATACTATGTGATTAAAGCCGTCGAGGCCGGAGCCCTAAGTATCGACGACAGGCGCTCACCGCATTGGATCGAGGTGTTGAAATGAGCGGCGCGAGATCTAGACGCAAGGGCGCACAAAACGAGCGCAGGCTCGCGAAGATGTTTGCCGAGGTTATGCCAGGCGAGGACGTGCGGCGCGGGTTACAGTATCAAAACCGGTTTGGGCGCGACAAGGTACCCGACGTTGAGTGCCCGGTGTTTTGGGTAGAGGCTAAGGTCGGAAAGAAGCCAAACCCACGAGCGGCGATGGTGCAGGCTCGCACTGATACGTGCAAGGGCAAGATCCCAATCGCGGTAATACGTGACGACGGCGCACCAGATGACGAGTTCGTGTGCATAGGGCTCGCGGACTTTCTCGACTTTGTTGGCGAGTGGTGGGAACGAGGAGAGCGGTGAACATATACGAAGATCCGCAGCAGTGGAATACGCTGCCGGTTTGGTTCTGGTTTATTGTGTGCGCGTTGAGCATTGGTGCTTGCGCGTGGATTGAATACAGGGCTCGGAAGTAGCCCAAAAACAAACGGAGAAAAGATGAGTTTACAGGGCAAAATAAAAACGATGTGGGCAGACGAGGAAATCGATTACATCGTAGGGCTTTATGAAGAGCACGCAGACTCCCGGCGCAGTAAGGCGGGGTATCTAGGGCAGACATTTTGGGAGGACTTGACGGAGGACCATTTCGCAGCTTGGCAGAAGCGCCGTTCATTTAAGTCAGTACGGCAGAAGGTTCTCTCGACACTAGATGCCAGAAGGCAAGAAGACGGCAAGCCAGCAAGAAGGCGAGCGGCGTCTAACAATACAAGGCTCGACGACTCCGAGGTGCTGCCGACGTTCGACCTGATGATGCTCGCGCATTTCATATACGGATTCAGCTTTGAGGGCAGAGCAGAGGGGAAAGTCTGTTTTCCAGGCGGTCACGAGGAAATGAGGCAGAGGATGGCCCAGTGCGGGCTAACAATGTCGTGCGACGACATCGAGAAGAACCTAACGTCGGGATGGCTAAGGAGCGTGCGAGTCAAAAATCACACGCTCGGCGGGCTTTGGACCGTGAACACCCTTGGGTCTCGCATAACTATCCAGACGGTAGGGTATCGAGGTTTCCACTCTTTCTTGACGATGTGCAAAACCAATCGAGTCATCGAGCGGGCAGAAAGGCAGAGGCTAAAGCTACACAAGAAGCCGAGCGCGCCAAAGCTAAACGCGGGACCCGTGAGTCGTGGAATGCTACTTTAGTGCGGATTTCAACCGAGTACCTTTTAAGCCAGGCGGACCCCGTGACAATTCAGTCCGGGGTGCTCGCTTTGGGGGTTGTGGGGGTCTTGGTTGTGGGGGTTTGGATTCTGATTTCGGGGGGTGACCAATGATTCTGTTTCTGTGCTCCGTTTCGCTATGCACGCATATCGCCCAAAGTATACCGGGGCGCGAGTTCCAAACCGAAGACGCTTGCCTCGAAGTGGTGTGGCAGGCAGAAGCGCAAGGCGTCGACCCAGTGCTCGCGATGTCGGTGGCGTGGCACGAGTCACGGTTTAGGCGCTCCGCAGTATCCAGCGCCGGCGCGGTGGGCGTCATGCAAGTGTTGCCGCGGTACTGGTGCAAGTCTAAACCATGCGACCACATCGAGGCGGGTGTCCGTGCGCTTCGACACTACACGAAGCGGCGAGGGGTTCGCGATGGCTTGTGCTCGTATTTCTCGGGTCGTCGATGCAAACAAGCAGGGCGCACGGCGCAACGGTACGCCGACAAAGTACTCAAGCTCGCCAGCAGCTACCGAGCAATCAAGTTCGAGAACTGCGAAGATGTGGACGGCTGCTAGCCTTTACCCGTGGGCGTTCGCGCGCACAATTCAGATAACACTCTTATCCGAAAGTGATTATTTTTCACCGTGTGCTTTTTTATGCTTGTAAAATACGTAAGACGTATATATAACTAAGAACAGGTAGAGAGAACAACGCAAACAAACGGAGCGACAAGATGGACGCAGTAACCGCAAAAAGTGACCTCAAAGACATTACAAAGGCAATCCGCAAGCAGGCGCGAGCACTCGCAAAAACTTTTGGGTGCACCGTTTCAGTGACTCGCCGGAACTATAAGGCGATCACGTTGAGCGTCGTATCTTCAGAGCGTAACCACATATGCCCAGACTTTCGGGCGTGGCAGGCTGCAAACCCGGAGGGTAGCGCGGTATCCTACCAGCTAGAGACCGGCGTAGAGCGTGCGATTGTACGTTACACGGATTGGGCTAACGAGTTATTGGCAGGGCTTGAGGCGATTGCGTCGCAGTACAATTGGGACGAAAGTGACCTGATGACAGACTATTTTCACTGTAATTTTTACCAGTTCATCAAGTTCGATTGCGACTTGACGAGGAGCGCGAAAGCGGAGCGAGACGCAGACCGCGAAATCGAGGAGACCGTCGAAGCTCCCGCACCGGTCGAGAACGTCGTCGCGGTTAACTTTGGCGGCGCAGTCGTATCGGTTGAGAGCGATATCGAAGCAGAGCTAGCCGCGCAGCTTGCACAGCTTGAAGAGAAGCGCGAGGCGCTAGAGCTTGCGGTCGAGAGGGCGCAAAGAATCAAAAAGCTAGAGGACGCAATCGCGCAAGAGGTGCGAGCGATTGAAATGTTAAGCACGGAGCTTTCGGCGCTCTAGTTAGTCAACTCGCACCGCTTCGGCGGGGCATTTAAACGGAGAGTTTAAGGAATGAATCTACAAGAAAAGATCGAGAGCGATTACGAATTATATGGATGCACGGGCGAGTATGACAGAGACCGCGCCGGCGGATGGCGGTCGGTCGCGCCGCATTACGAAAGAATATCTTCGAATGGTCTTGCGCTGCTCGACCGGTCTTATCGGAATCACGTTATGTCGGAGGAGATAAGTCTTGACGATGATTGGCGGATGCTCGAAGTCGTAAACGACGAGATAAACTTTTTGCGGCTTGATGTCGCTCGTCAAAAAGATGCCGCGCATCGCCCAATGAGAGCCGAGCGAGAAGCGTACTCGGCTCATTTTTTGACGGTTACTAGGTGTTGGCAGGCTCAGGGCGCACCGTTGGTTAATCTTGGGCCGGTGATGACTGAGGAGCTAAGGGCGCTCGCCAAGTCGTATGAGTATCGAGATGATTTCATTCCGAGCTTGATTGAAAAGCTGCCATTTAAGTTTTTCTATCTAAAGTGTTACATGGAGAAGACTGGCGATCATCTTGGTGATCACATTGAGGGCGCGTACATATGCAATTCGAAGCACAACGGGAGGGATTCTCTTTGCGTATTGATTGACGACGGATTCACCCTTGACCCGTGGCACTGCGTAGCAAACAACGACGGATATTCGTTTATGGTCGGACATAACAACGTCGCGTTTAACGAGCTTTCCAATCTTGTGCCATATGGCAACAGGCGAGCAAAGGCAGGATGGATGCTTACGGTGCTGGATGGGCTTTTGCGCTATCTTGACTCTGTCAACCGAGAAGTTGAAGACCCTACGCCAGTGATAAGAGCGGCACTCAATAGCGGTAAAAAGTCGAAGATTCGCAAAGCGCTTAATCAGATGGTGGGCAAGCGTAAAATCTGGATAGAGCCGACGTTAGAGCGCAAGGCAGTAGAGCAAGGCATCACAGGTGCAAAGCTATCGAGCGGGCACATTAGGCGCGGGCACTTGCATACGTACTACACCGGCGCTCGACTCGATGCCGACGGGCTCAGGATTCCCAAGGAGAAGAGAAGGAAGGTCGTGAAGTTCGTTGCGCCCACATGGGTGGGGCCGCGCATGATTACAACCGAGCCGAAGGAATACGGAATAAGGGCGAACCAATGAAGTACGTACAAACCAAAACCATCGGAGGGACGGCGGTGTCATCTATTCTCGGGCTCAACCCGTGGTCGGGACCGTGGGACGCTTGGGACCGCATCGTCAACGGCACCACCATCGAGCCAAACGAGGCAATGGAGCGTGGCACACGGTTAGAAGGTCCAATCGCAGAGGTGGCACAGGGCGTGCTCGGCATAGACCTCGTGGAGCCAGCAGAGACGACCACAATCATTGACGGTGTGTTTAGTGCATCGGCGGACCGCTTCGGGTACGTAGACGGCAAACGCCGGTCGATTATCGAAATCAAGACGGCGAGCAGCTACGCAAAGATTGACCCGGTGCCAAACCATTATTGGCTACAACTACAACACTACCTTTGGGCGTTTAATATCGACCGCGGCGTACTTGTGGCGCTTCAGGCTTTCCCCGAGGTATTCAGGATGCTAGACACCGCGGATGATGTAGACTTCGCGCTAACACGCAAGGCGGCGAATCTAGTCATCTACGAGATAGAACGCGACCCGCGCTACGGTGAGCACACGATCCCAAAACTCCGCGACTGGTTCCAGCGTCACATCGTAGGCGGCGAGGCTCCGGACGTAGATGGCTCGAAGGCTTGCCGCGTGGGATTGTTTGGCTTACACGAAGAACGGACAGCAGAGAGCGAAGCAGAGCCAGAACTCGACGCATTGCTCACGCTTCGGCAGGCGGTAAAGGACACGGAGGCAAAGCAGAAAGAGCAGCGCGACACAATCGAGAATCAAATCCGCGCAAAGATGGCGCATCGGCGCAAGGTGTTAGGCTCCGGCTATTCGTGCACGCTATCTCGAAACAACCGGCTAACATTTAAAGAGGTCGCGAACTAGCGCACATTCTGACACAATGTCGCCAAACGTGGGGGCATGTATGAAGTATCCGATATTCTACGAAAATAGCCGGGTGCCGGTGATACTGTCAAAGGTTGCGCCGATTGAAATCTACGCAATCAGCTTCGGGCTTTGGGTCTGGTGCCGCGGACCAGTCAACACAAGAGTCAAGACTCACGAGCGCATACACTACCTACAGCAGCGAGAACTTGGCTTCGCCCCTATGTGGGCACTTTACATGATTTCGTGGCTCGTGCTCTTTGTCTACTATTGTGGCGACGGGGCGAGGGCGTATCGCTGTATTGCGTTTGAACGAGAAGCGTACGACAACGACATCGACCCGCACTACCTCGACGACCGCAAGCCCTTCGCGTGGATTCGCTATATTCTCGACCCCAGCCGAGAGCCTTAACCACACATAAAAAGCAGGCATTAAAAAAAAGTTAACCTTTCACTTGATTAATACGAAAAGAGTATGTATAACTAAGAACAGGTAAGGGAAACAAACAAACAACGGAGAGGCAAGATGACAAACCACGACCAACATGTAACGGGGCACACTTTGGTTAAGTGCCCAGACCACGGCACGAAGTATTACGCCCACGAGGGCGGGTGCTCTGATTGCCAGTCCGAGCACGAGGGATTGACAGAGCAGATAAACGAGCGGCTCGAAAAGCTGGACATCGCGCAGCTTGACAAGTTGCTGGCGTGTCTAGTGAATTTGAACTAATCGCGTCGATTCGATAAAATGAGGACGTCGGGGCACTTAGCTCCGGCGGATGGAGGCAGTATGATAGGTTTAAACTTTGTAAGGTTTACGAGCGCAGAGCTTCGCCGGCGATGGTTCGAGGTTCAGGACTTCGCCATTGAGGACGGTGGCGCGGTGTCGAAGTGCCGGAATCGAGTGTGGCGGTTTGATGGCTTGTGCGCGGTGAGGTGCTCATGAATACCAGACCAACGAAGGCGACCCCGCGCAAGTGGGGCGACGTACTACCCGGAACCATCAAGGGCCCGATGGGCTTGCCGGTTAGTTATAGCGTTAAGGCGTACGAGGGGAAGGCTATAAACGATAAACTCTCGAAGGCGAATAAGGGCATACTAAGGGCGCGAGCACATAATCCAGTAGCCTAACGCAGGTCGCCCGGATTAAACGCCACACGCGGCGCGTTCTCGGCTTCTAGTGTATGTTTAAACGCCCCGCGTGCAGTGCGCACAACTTCGGAGCCTTCCCACCGAGTATTGATTGCCCAGTATCGCAGCGCGTCGCAGGCGTGGTCGTTAATCCCGTCCTTCTTCGGCACGTCATTCGATCCGCCTTGCCAACTGTAACCCGTGATAGACTTCGCAAAGCTACGTCCGCCGGCTTGAGTGCCGTAGTTCCAGAGGTCATGAGAGCACAAGAGGCGACGCTCGCCCGAGTTGTTTTGTATTAGCCGCCACAGTAGTCGCACGCCGGCGTTGACGTCTACCCGTCCAGGCTCGTCGGTGAATCTCACTTTGAGCCCGAGCCCGCCGACGTCCGGCGCGGTTAGCACATCGCCCATTGCGCTAGTCATGTTTTGATCGTCGCGCATATTACGCCCGGCGCGGTCGCCATAAGCGGCTTGCACTGGTATCGTCCCGAGCGGCTGGTCGTGCTTGCGGTAGCTTGGATGAATGCCGGGGATGTTGAAGGTCGGATACCCTTTCCTCAGTAGAGCGCACAAATCGAAGACACTGGCGCGGTCAGGGTTGGCTTCGCTCCATATCACGTCGGCACCATTTTCGCCGATGCGCGGGTCGTGGCTTATGACGAGGGCAGACGGTGAGCGGACGCCGAAGTCCATCGTGACCATGGTGCGCATCCAGGGTTCGGGCTTCCAGTCGGGCGGGGTTACATTGCCTTTCGGGTATTGGTCAGGGCTCCACATATCGAAGACCGCGCCAACCGGCGCTTGTGGGATACAATACAGGTTCTCCAGCACCTCGCGGTGCGAGAGCGTGGCTTCCCAGACGTCGTAATTTGGTAGGTTCTTTTTGTTGGCTTTGCTTGGGCATGAGAAGCCGTGTCCGCCACGGTCTTCGGCGAACTTCGTCCACCATGGCGAGTATGTGGGCTTGCCGAGGAGAGCGATTCTGCCAGGGTTGCCAGAGCGCACGCGACCAATCATCGCGGTTCCGACTTCACTGTTTACGAGTTGCGCCTCGTCGAGAATGGCGAAGCCGAGGTCTGGACCCTCTAACGAGTTAGCTGCCAACGCTTTACCAGCGGGACGCTTCCACGATAGCGCCCACACGATAGTTTGCTTTCCGTGTCGCTCCGGGCTTATCCAGTGCGGCGACGGCTGCCCCTTGTAGGCGTTCCGATATTGCCATCCGAGCGGCTCTAATAGCTCGGCAAGTTCACGCGCTACAGTTCGAGCGCCTCGACCCATTGAGTCGGTAACATAACAACCGTTGATTCCGGGGTCATCGTGGTGGCTTGCATGGCATAGCATAGCGACGAGTCGAGTCTTGCCGACACCCCAGCCGCCGACCATCGAGATGATGGGGTATTTTTTAGACCACCAGAGCGCGAGAAACTTCGTTTGCGCCGCGTTTGGGTTCCACTGCGATAAGATGTCCATCTATTCGATTTCTTCCCGCACTGATGCCATTAAATCGACGTTAACGGCTCCGGCTAGTTCTTCGCGTATCTTATCGGCTAGGAACTCCGCAACCTTTGGTGCTTCGTCGGTCGTATTGCGTGCGTCGATGTTAATCATAGGCGTTCCGCCGTTTAGATTATTATCAGCTAGACGCCACCAATCAGTTAGAGCCTTGACCCTCACGGCGTGCGGCACATCTTCACTCGTCGCCATCTTGAGCATCGAAGTCAATGCCATGATTCGCGGCTTGGCGTGTGCCTTGCGAATATCGAGGTCACGAATGAACCGAGCGACCTGCTCGTCATTGGCTCCGCTATAGTCTTGAGCCCAGGCGAGACCACCGACGCCGACAGCTTGAAGAAACTTGCCGCGGGCTTCGGTTGAGTCTAGGTCGCCGCTTGATTTGGATTCGAGAACTTTCGTTTGCTGCACGTCTACCGGCTTTTGATACTCGACAACCGCGACAGGTTTAGCAGCCGCGCCGGTGGTGCGGTTCGCATGGAACAACGCAAACTCGGTCGTTCTTCGCCACCGTGAAAGCGTGCCGCGATTGATGCCGAGCTCTTTCTCTAGTTGCGGAATGCTCCAGCCGTCAGACAATAGCTCGAAGGCTCGCTTTTTCTCTTCGGGGGTTGCAGACCGTTTGCGTGTTTTCATGTTTCGCCCTCTGTTTTTAGGGGTTGCATCGGGGTTGCATTATGCTCATAATCGCCGCAACCGTGCAACCGTCACGAAAGGACACCATGAAAAAGGTCAAACTTTCCGAACTAACGCCCGACGATATCAACGCAAACAAGGGTACGCAGCGCGGCTCGGGTATGCTTGAGAAGTCGCTTCGAGAGTACGGCGCAGGGCGCTCGGTGCTCGTCGATAAGGCGGGGCGCATCATTGCAGGCAACAAGACAATCGAAGCCGCCGGCGCTATCGGCTTAGAGAACGCGGTTATGGTTGAGACTGACGGATCAACCGTCGTCATCGTTAAGCGTACTGACCTAGACCTCGACAGCCCGCAGGGGCGCGGCTTGGCGATTGCGGACAATCGAGTCGCCGAGGTTGGGCTCGAATGGGATATGGAGGCACTAGAGAAAATCGGCGAAGAGTTAGACCTTGGCGAATTTTGGTTTGATGACGAATTGCCCGAAATAGATTTCGGCAGCATTGACGGCGACGAAGACGACGGGCCCGCAGGTGATGCAGACGCGGTGCCAGAGGTCGAAGACGTACCGACAAGCAAGCGCGGCGACTTATGGATACTTGGCGAGCATCGGGTATTGTGCGGCGACTCTACCAGCGCGGAGGACGTGGCGCGGCTTATGAATGGTGAGCGAGCGCAGCTTTTACACGCTGATCCACCGTATGGCATGGGCAAAGAGGGTGAAGGCGTTGCAAACGATAGCCTGTACCGCGAGAAACTTGACGCCTTTCAGATGCAATGGTGGGCGGCACTTCGCCCGCATCTTGAAGACAACGCGAGCGCGTATGTTTGGGGCAATGCAGAGGACTTATGGCGGCTTTGGTATTCGGGCGGCTTGCGCGATTCGGAGCGGTTGACGTTTAGAAACGAAATCGTGTGGTCTAAAGGTTTTGCACAGCAGTTCCACGCGATGACTGAGGGCGTTAAATCGCTCAGGTCTTACAACGTAACGACAGAGCGCGCCTTGTTTTTCATGCTAGGCGAGCAAGGGTTTAACAATAACACCGACAATTATTGGGAGGGCTGGGATCCTCTATTACGGGAGCTTCAGGACTCGGCTAGAGTTATGGGTTGGACTTCGGCAGACATTAAGCGTATCACTGGCGTCGGAATGTACGGGCGCTGGTTCACAAAGTCACAGTGGACTTTTATACCGAAGCACCATTATGACGCATTGCGGAATGCTGCACATGGTGACGCATTCAAGCGCGAACATGACGCATTCAAGCGCGAACATGACGCACTCAAGCGCGAACATGACGCACTCAAGCGCGAACATGACGCACTCAAGCGCGATTTTTACGCGACCCGCGCGTTTTTCGACAACACACATGACAACATGACCGACGTTTGGCAGTTTCCACGGGTGCAGGGCGAAGACCGACACGGACACGCAACGCCAAAGCCCGTTGACATGATGCGCCGCGTTATGAAATCGAGCGCCGAGAGTGGCGGGTTAGTCGTCGAGCCGTTCGGCGGTTCGGGCGCAACACTTGCAGGTGCAGAGGCTGCGGGGCGGCGATGCTTTACGATGGAACTGCTGCCGCAATGGGTAGACGTAATCATTAAACGGTGGCAAGATTACACGGGCAAAGATGCCACACAGGAAGACGGGCGCACGTTTGCCCAGGTAGCCGAAGAAAGGGCAGACAGTGAAAAAGAAAGCACCAAAGAGTAAGCCAATCGACACATGGCGCGACGTAAAACTGAGATTGCCCGCGAATTTTATCAAGGGACTTTCGGCGGTACGCGACAAAGATGGCAATACGTATTCGCTACCCGTGGCGCGTGGCAATGCTATTATGAACCGGCTCGCGTATGCCCTAGAGGTAGCCGAGAGCCTAGCCCAAAAAATGCAGATGAGAGAAAAGCAACTAGCGAAAGCGATGCAGCTAATACAAGAGTTCGAGAACAGGTTAAAGGAAAACGGAGTTGAATATGGCGACCTACTCAAAGAAGAAGAAGTACGCGACGAGGGCGGAGCTAACGACGCAGATGGTAATGGTGACAGTGAGCCAGGCGACACTAGCGAAGCTTGACGCAATCGAATCCAACGCATCCGGCAAACTTGCCGACGTGCGAGGGGCGAAGGTCGAGCAACTGTTCTCGCTTGCGGGTGCAGACGAAGACGCAAAGAGGGAAGTGCAGCGTCTACAAATCCAGCTAGCATCGACCACGAATAGGATGGTTGAGATAGCAGAGCAAGCCGACACACTGACAGCCAAGTCAAGCGGGGCGGATGGTGCTATCAAGGAGTTACAGGACAAGCTCGCAACGGCGAAAGACCTCGCAGAGTCTCGGAATAGGATAATCAAATCACTGATGACGATTGTCAACGAGTTTGGATTCTAGTATTATCCCTGGACCGGAAATTCTTTTCGGTAGATTTGGAGTCCGAGACCCGCAGGCTTAACCGCTTGCGGGTTTTGTTTTTATACCACCATTGACGACACAGATCTCGGCATGTAGTACAATAGGCGCGGGCGTGCGCGATTTTCTTACATTGTGCGCAAATTGCTAACCGGCTAAAATAGGGGCAATATGTCAACACTCTACACCATATCAAAAGACCGAGCCGCCGAGTTTTTGGAGTTGCCCGAAGAATTGCCCAGCGTGCCCGCAGGCTACAGCGGCACACGTATCACAGGCGGCAAGCTCGGACACGAGTATGAGCACAACATCGAGTTTCGAGCACCACGACGCCGAGCCTTGATGATTGGGCGTATGTTGCGCACGTCTGCGATTTTAAGCCTAGCCGAAGAGTATCTTTGCGGGCTTGTTACTAAGTGTAAGTTATCAGTCAAGCGCAACGAGAACACGAGCCCAGAAGCCGCCGAAGCAATGGAGCGATGGCTCGGTCTCGGTAAGTACGAAGACGCTGGCGGGCGCATGGGCGACATGACGACCGACGATTTACTTCGGCACTTAATGAGTGCTCGGACCTTTGGTCACGTCGCAATGTCTGAGGCTTACGAATACGATGAAGACGACGGACTCTACTACATTAGCCTACATCGACGCCGACAAGAATCCTACGATGCCTACGTAACGGAAGAAAGCACGGAGAAGTTGCTCGGGATTGTGCAGCGTTACGGATACGTCGCCGGGCAGGTCGCGTCGAGGGTGCTGCCGATGCGTGAAACGCTTTGGCTCGTAAACCGCCCGGACATTGGCTGGTTCTCGGGTCGCTCGGTCTTTCGTGCCTGTTATGGGCACTGGAGAAGCGCCGAGCTTCGTTACCGGCTCGAAGACTTAGCCGCCAACAAGTACGCAGACCCACCGCAACAGGGCAAGCTACTACTCGACAGATTTTCACAGTTCGCAAACGGTGCCGATGGCGCACCACCGAACCGGCTCGACTTCGTAAACGAAATCGGAGACATGGCGAGCAAGTTAAGCAATCTCCACAGCGAAGAGAGTGGACACCTGCTCCATCCGGATTGGTGGGAGTTTACACCACGAGCCACACAGCACACCTACAACCCCGCGCCGCTTTTAGAGTCAGCAGACCACCACCAGCGAGCAATGGCGGAGCGTCTATATATTGCATGGGTTACGCAAGGGCGGTCGGGCACATCGGGCAGCCGCTCAATGGTAGACGTGCAAAGCCGAGTAATTGAGGACGCTACCATAGACTCATTACAATGGATCTGTAACGCAGTGAACCGTCAGACCGTGGCGCGTTTTATGAAGGCGAATTTCTCACAGCTAGACCGCAGCGAATGGCCGCGTGTTAGCTTCGAGCGTGGTGCCGTCGTCACTCCGTGGTGGCAGACGAACGCCGCAGCCTTCGCGCAGTTTGTGAGCCAGGGAATCGTAACCGTTTCGCCTGAAGATGAGCGGGCAGTCCGTGCGGCTTCCGACCTACCGGAGCCACCAGAAGACACGCCGACACAAGACGACAGAATCGCAGTGCAGGCAGGCGGGCGACTAAAGACCGCGCAAGGGCAACGAGAAGCAGCGCAACCGGGCAAGAGCGCCGCAACCGCGAACCCTTTCGTTAAGCGGCTAGTTGACGAAGACGACGACCAAGAGCCGGAGCAAGAGCCAGAGGCGGAGGAGCAAGACTGATGCCTTACAAGTCAGAGCACACGGCACGGCAGACCGACCCCGAGCAGTTTAAAGACCTCCGACGAGTACACGAAGAAGTTGCGCCCGATGGCATCGACTTCATCTACGGCATCAAGGGCGACGACACGATCGAGATTCAGAGCGTGCGCGCCGATGCCTCCTTGTGGTCAGTCGAGGACTTCGTTTCATGGCTAGAAGAACACGACCTCGCAGCCTACAGCGTCGAGCCAGCAGCCAAGCAGCAAGCCGAGCCCGAAGAGATGGCGAAGGGTGACGCAAGCACACCGGCAAAGCCTGAAGAGCAAATCAAGGGCAGCGACAAAAACGAGCCAAAGAGCGCAGCAGGCAAGCGCGGCGGAATCGAGCTAGACGAGCCGACCGAAACCGGTTTAATGAACAAGGCTCAAGCACACAACGAAGACGTTAAGGGCGACCTAACAAAACGCACTGACATCGGCGTACTTAAAGCGGTCTATCGTCGAGGCGCTGGCGCATTCAGTGCAGGCCATCGCCCAGGCATGACGCGCGGACAATGGTCGATGGGTCGCGTAAACGCCTTTCTTTACCTACTTAAAGAGGGCAAGCCAAAGAATCCAAAGTACACAACCGATAACGACCTTTTACCCGCCGGACATCCACGAGCGAACCGCAAAGATGACGAGGCAAGCCGAGAGCTTGGGCGTATGGTGCGTTTACCCGTGTACGTGCGCGACGCATTGCGCAAGGGGCTAACGCTACATGAGGCGGGGCGCAGCGGGCAAGGGTTGCGCGAGGTGACGGTACGGATGGCGACCATCGGCGCGCAGTCTGGCGAATGGTCCGACGAGAAGATAATCAAGGCGGCGGCATGGTTCGAGCGTCACGAGAGCGACCGAAAGCTCAAAGGCGGACGGCGTTGGAATGTCAAGGGCGCAGAGACACCCGGCTTTGTCGCTTGGTTACTTTGGGGCAGTGATGCCAACGACCGCGGACGCGCATGGCTTCGCAACAAATCAGAAGAACTGAAAGAAGGTGGTCAAATGAGCCAGCCAGAGCAAGAGCAAGCCGTCGAGCTTGGATGGAACGAAGGCGAGAAAGACACGGCATTCGAGCCGAAACCAGGCGACCCGCTCGCAGAGTATCGCGACCCGAATGGCATCCTTACCCCGATGATTACCAAAGACGACATCGACCCAGAGCGCGAGAAGGATTTGCACGTTATGCGGCTCGGTCCGTTGTACGACTTGGAGACCGGCGAGATGGTTTTAAACCTCACCGAAGAGGGTGCACGCGAAATCTCACGCACTACGCAGCGCATGATTGAGGCGGGGCATTTTGTGCCGATTAGCTTCGAGCACGGCATTGAGGGCGGGCAGCGCGGGCAGGACGGAAGCGACCGCCGACCATACGGGCAAATTGATGGCGTGTATTACGACGAGCAGCGCCGCGGCATTTACGCTCGCAAGGCGTGGACCAAGCTCGGCATGGGGCTACTCGTTGCAGCTATGACCGGGGACGGAAAAACCGCAATGCGTATCTCACCACGAGTAAAGATGCGACCAGCATACCACCCGGCAACCGGCGAAAGGTTGGGCGAGTCCTACATGGATGTAGTCTCATTGACCACACTGCCGCGACAGGACTCAATGGAAGCCGTCGCGCTATCTCGTGCCACGGTGACAACGGAGCGAGAAGAGACTAAAATGGAAGCACTAGAAGTTTTAACCACGGCGGGCGAATCCGTCATAATTGAGGAGTCAAAAGAAATGACAGAAACAATCGAAAAAACGGTTGATGTTTTGTTAACTCGTGACTCCGAGGAAGCCCGCAGCATTTATAAAGCGGCTGGACTTGATGAAGGCGCGCCGGTTTTAGAACTGGCTCGCCGATTTGAGACCGTCAGCGCGGAACTTTCCCGGACCACAGAAGAGTTGAAGAAATACCAATCCGAAGAGCTTGCGCGATTTACTGCCGAGAAAGAGGCAGAGGTTGACGCATTTTTAACGGGGCACGACGTGCTGGACACGGAGCGAGAATTCTTTCGTCTATCGCTTTTGAGCGACAACGAGAAGACGGCAGAGCTTGCGCGACAGACAATCATCGCACGAGGCGCACCCGACAAGCTGGCACCAGTTGAAGAGGCGTTGACAGAGGCAAAGAAGCGCGGCGCAGTGCCCGCCGATTTCATCGTTGACGGTGAACTCGCAGAGCTTAGCCGAACCGCCCCAGGCGTTGCCGCTGGCATCATTAACGCCATCCCAGGCGAGAACGTTGTCCGTGTTGGTAACGCCGTAGGGTCTGACGTTGCAGGCGTTGAGACTGAGAGCACAATTGACAAAGAAGAGGCAGGCGTTGAGCTTTCGCGCATCGCTCGCAAGTTAGTAACCGAGGGCAAGGCATCGAGCCTGCTTGAGGGTCACAAGATGGCAAAAATTGAGCGTCCCGACTTGGTGAACGCAACAAAGGAGAAATAGAGATGTCTTTACATGTAAAGATTGACGACCCCAAGTGCACTGGTACAGCCGAGGAAGCTATCGGCGCTGGTCTTGGTGTTCGTTTAGGTGATGACAAGCAGAAGGTCGCACAGTGCGACAGTTCAGGCGCTGATGTATTCTACGGAATCGCAGCAGAAGCCGCAGCCGCAGACGGTGACGGAATCCGTTTTTTCGGTCCTGGTGAGCACTGCCGCGCTATCTGTGGCGAAGCTCTCAACATTGCCAACGGCGAAGAAGAGACAAAGCTTACAGTCAACAGCCTCGGCAAGTTTGTGAAAGCTGGCGCGACTAACCCAGTGCACGCAATCTGGTGTCCTAAGCCTGGTCACGCCGCTCCAGCGTCTGGCGACTTCATTGTCGTGCAGGTTGCATCATGGGCCGAGCGATTGCTTGACGCATAACCGAAACACTTGAATTAAGGATTTATAAAAAATGGCACTTAACTACCAAAGCCTAAACCCGAAATCGATTCTCCGCGATGCGTTGATCGATCCTAGCCCCGATTTAAAGGGCATGAATCTCGCTTATCCTCGCATCTTCGGCATCCCCGGACTCGCAGAGGGTGGCATTGCTCGCGGTCGTACCGTTGACTTAACTGGTAACCCCGGTTTTCTTCACGGCAAATTGCTCGTAAGAAACAAGCGCGACCTTTTGGGCGCAGCCGCCGAGGGTAGCGTCGCGAAGCCTATCAACAGCCCACGCGATATGGTCGAGAACTTCGCCTATAACGAAATCGACTTTAGCCTCAAGCAGTTCGACGGCAAGACCTCGATTCCGTTACCGTTCCTTGAGAACGGTTTTCTCTCTTCTGAAGACGAAGAGATGATGCTCGTGCAGCGTGCAATGATGTCAGTACACATGAAGCTTGAGCGATACTGCTCCGCTTTCTTCACTGCTATCGCTGCCGATGCTAGCCCAGACCGAGCACCCGCCGGTTGGACCGAGCAGGATTGGGCTACCGCCGGTGGTACAGACCTCGACTCGTCTTCAGACTTTATGGAAGTGATGAGCAGCGTAATCGACTCTGCTCGACTTCGCTCAACTGCACCTATCAACGCGCTTTACATGGGCCGAGGCGTTGCAAATCGCCTTCAACGTGAAGCAAGCATTCTCGGTCGCTCTATCGTAGGCGATGCGACCAAGGGTGTCGCAATGGTTAACGGCGCGTCTGCCGCTCCGATTTCCCACGTAACCTCGGTCCTGAAGGAATATCTTGAACTGGACGAGGTGGTAATCTCTGACGCAATCCAAGACACAGCGAACCACGGGCAAGTAAGCGCGGCGTCATACGTATTCCCAACTGACCGATTGTGGATTGGTTCAGCGGGCGAGATGTCGTTAAGCATCCGCAGCGGTCAGGCTCCACGAGTACTGAACGGCGCAGGCGCTTTCGCCAAGCTCATCGGAAAGATGGACGTTCAGATGGGTCCAGAGCCCGGTGTTATGCCTCAAAACTTTGAGGCTATCGCCGAGTATTTCTGCGAAAGTGTTGCACTGGATACCGATAAAGGTACTATCGTCTACAACATGGGGTAACCTAGGAGCGCAGAATGTCGGATAACCTGAAACCATACCGTCTGAGCGGCTTGCCGTTTGTTCACGACAGCCGGGCGAAGTATATCACCGATGGCGGTCTGGCTTGGTTATCCGATGAGAGCGCCAGGAAGATTCTCAACAGCCTAAAAAGGCAGGGTAGAGAAGGCATCCTGGTCTTAGAAGAACAGGCAAAGGCGGCAAAGCCAAAAGCAGAGCTGCCCGCGCCTATTGAAGCCGAACAAAGTGAGCAAAGCCCCGCGGATGTTTTACTCTCCGTTGATGTCCACGGGGTGGCGCTCGCGCTTCATTTTACAGATCGAAAACTGCTGGCTTCCATGATTGCCGGCGAAGATGTCGAGAGCACACCGGAAGCCGACGAAATCATCAAAGATGCGGACGAGGAGCGGCTCGCCGCACTTATCGAAGAAATCAAAGAGGCGTAATCATGGCATCGCCAGACCTTCGGCGATTGCTTAACGCCAGTCACAAACTACAAGACAGAACGGTCGCAGACTTTGAAGACCTATCCTTCGCACTTGCCGAGAATGTAGGGCGCAGGCTTGCGGCATCTTTAGGCGTTGACCCCGATTTAATTTACCCGCCAGACGGCTCAGACGGTCGCCTAGTTGGTCGCACTAACTTCGAGCGGCTTATCCAGTCAGTTACAGACGCGGACGCAGTAAAGGCGGTCGTATCCGCTGCCGACCTCGAAGACATCGAAGACTTTATCGCTCAGAGTGGCAGTTTAGCCGCCAGGGAGAAGATATCCGAAGCCGTGACCAGATTGGCAGGTATGGCGGAGCAGTCGCTCGTATCGCAAGGAATAGCTGCACAGGGCGCACTCGACACGGTAGGCGCAGAGGCGCTTATAGGTAGCTACATCACCAACACGCTTGACGAGTCGCTTCGTACTACAATCGACAGAGCGGCGGCGGTGCGTATTCGTCAAGGCATCTTAACCAACTTGGGCGAGATACCTACGGCAGAAGTCGCGCAGCGCATAGCAGACGAGCAAGAGCAGAGCATCGGGCGAGCTACAACCGAAGCACGCACACAGCTAGCCGAGGCGGACAGGTTTGTGAATGAGACCACACGGCGCAGCATTGACCCAGAGGGTGAGCAGTTTTTGATGGCTTACATCGGTCCGGATGACCGCATCACACGCCCGTTTTGTGACGCACTCGTTAACAAGGCTTTCAAGCTCACCGACTTTAATAAGCTGCGGAATGGGCAAACTGCTACACACCCGCGAATCTCGGGTGGCGGTTACAATTGCCGGCACGACGTGCGCGCAGTAATCGACGACAATGAAATTTTGTCCGACCTTGGATTACAGCGTGGTACACTATCCGACATCAACCAAGCAAACGAACAAGCGGCAAAAGGCAAGCGCAAGAAAAAGAGGAGGCGGAGACGATGATTTTCCAGGTTCAAATAGGGCAGGCGAAAACTTTCGAGTGGTGCCCGGCTTACTTGCCAGACCCGACCGGCGCACCCTCGGTCACGTTTTACGCAAACGGCACAAGCGCAACAAAGACACTCGAAGCGTCGGCGTCACAGTCTATTACCGGCGTGCCGGATGCGTATCGGTTGAGCCTTGGCGCTTTAGGCTCGGCGGCGTTTGCCGGCTTGGTTGGCAGCACTGGCGCGGGTGGGTGGTATCTACATCTTGCGGGCTTCGGGCAGTTTGCCGTAAATGTCAGCCATTTCGACGACACTCAAAACGAGCTTGTTCTCGCGGAGGCTTTGCCGGTTGGCGTGCCTTCGGATGCTGCCGGCACCATCTATCACAATAAGTGGAGGTGTACACTGTCGGCTGATGAGTTAACCGCAGCCGTTGACCGTGCCGGCTATTATCAAATCAATTACCAAGTGGACGACGACCCAGGCGCGACGAATGTCAAAGTTCGATTGATGTCGGAGCGTGGTCGCCTTCGTGTGGTTCGAGCGGCTTTCTTAACCGGGTTAACCGCTTCGGACCTCACGACCTTGGTTCCACAGTTGGAAGCAACGCGACCGGCTAGCCGCGAAGGTTGGCAGCCATACATAAACGATTACGACATCATCGGCGACGTTGAAGCAAAATTACCGGCGAACCGCTACGCAGACCAGACGCTTGGCGAGCAGTTTAGGCGGGCACACGCTCTGCTTGTGGCGGCTTCGCTTGCCGAGATAGGCTACGCCCCCAACGTGGACCCGGAGCGCATGAGGGCAGCAGCAGACGCCGAGCTATCGCGACAGATACAACGTCTGCACTGGATCGACTCGGATGATGATGGATTGATCGATTCAGACGAAACAGGGACAAACCCCGAAAGCCTTGTTTCTATTACAAGATCGAGCAATACTGACACCGCCGATGATTACACAAACGGGCGTAGATACAGGCCACGGCTTGACGACTCAGACGACCGCTAGGGGCTCACATGAACATCATTCGAGACATTCAAATCGTGGCGATGGCGCACGCGTCGGTCAGTTTCGGCGTGAGTGGTTGGACGACTTTATACCTTGGCAGCGTTGGTCCTAACTTGACAGTTAAGCAGCCAGGCGAAGACGTCGGGTCAATCTTAATCGAAAACAAGTCAACGAGCGCGTCGCCGGTGCATTTTGTTTTTAAGGACGACCCCGGCGTGGATGTTTCGTATTCTCACGGCTTCGAGATTGGCGCGGGCGGTGTCTTGCAAGAGGGCACGGTCAAAAACTTACGGTATGTAAGTTTCAGAGGCGCGACCGGCTCAGGTACAGTAAAAGTGATTCTAAGGAGCTACAGGACAGCAGACCAAGCGCCTTGGGATAACTAACAACGGAGGGACAGCAAAATGGTTCGGGGCTTTTATCAGCCACCGGCGCAAGTTACATCGGGAGGCGTGCAGGGTAGCGACCCGAGCGGCGACACCGGTTTAACAGTTGCGGACGGTCAAACAGGCTTAAGGACAGACGGAGCGACGCAGCTAACCGCCACGAATAACGGCGTGGTTATGCGGGTGCCTTTCGTGGCTATTGATTCCGCAGACTCGCCGTTTACGGTGCAAGCGTCCGATTATATTGTGCTTGTGGATTCGGCAGGCGGGGCGGTTGACATTTCTTTACCTTCGGCAGTGACGACAGCCAATCGGCGGTTTATAATTAAGGACAAAGGAAGCGCGTCGAGTAACGCGGTCACGGTGTCAGCTTCGAGTGGAAAAATCGACGGGTTCGGCTCGGTGTCGATTGGCAATAGCTTCGCGACGCTTCCGGTTTTTTCTGATGGCTCTAATTATTGGGTGATAACTTAGCCGGGGCGACTTCTCGCTCGTCTCGGTTGTTTTTTTAAACTGCGAGACTGGAGACAAGCAAAATGGCTCAAG